TTGATAAGTTCCGACCGTTTATGGCAATTGAAGGCATCACGATCACCGATTCTTTTTCTGGCGCTGGCACCATTTCTTACAAGTCGGCCGAGATGAACCTGATCCTTTTCGACAAGGGGCGGCTCAACGAGATCTCCGAGTTCGTGGCCCCAAGAAGAGACCCAAACGTTAAGTTCCAGATCACTTACGGCTGGTCTCACCCTGATGGCGGCAATCTGTCCAGGCCGGCTGACTCTGACGCGGAAGCCCGGATAGGCACGCTTGTGGATTCCATGAGAGTTTCAGAGCTCTACACGCTGGTCAACAGCAACTACAACATCAATGCCGATGGTACTGTCAATATCGGCTTGACACTTTCCATGGATGCCACCAATCAAATCAGATCCAAGACTCTGACGGGTACAGCATTTTCCATTTCATCAGGCTCTATTAACGTCAATGATCTCAATCGGCAGCTGGAAGACATAAAGAATGCTTTCGCTGATGTGGTCTTTCCTGGCAATGCTAGGATCGACTTGCCGGTCTTTGTGCAGTCTCCTGACATTGGCAGCATCATCAGCATGGATTCAGAAAGTGTTAAAAAACTCAGGCAGTTTGCTAGCAGACTTCGAAAATCTAAAAAGCTGCCCGCTAGTGTTCGTAGTGAGGCTGCTACTTTGATGGCCATATTTGGAAAAAAAGGTACAAGAAAAACTCTCGTAAAAGGCCGCGAAGCACAGGCCACAGGCTTTGTCAATTTTTTGCGAAAAACTGCCGATCCGTATTTGCGATTTCAAAGTTCAAAGTACGGCGTGCAAGAAGCACATTTCAAAGGTGGCAGAATAAAAAAACGAGAAGACGAAGCTGGGGAAGCAAAAAAGCAAACGTATGTCTCCTACGGCAAGCTCATGTTAAGCGTTCTGACTCCAGTATTGTCAGATTCAGAAACTGATTTGCAATTCTTTTTCTCGTCGTTCAATGCCAACGCCGCAGCAGTTTTCGATTATAACATAGCACAGTTCCCAATAGAACTTAACGATTTTGAAAAAGAGCTCAAAGAGTTTTTGAAAAAGAGGGCGCAGGTCACCATCGATGACTTCGTTAGATTTGTGTCGGAAAAGTTTCTTACTTTTGACGGGGCCCGGGCGTTTGGTATGTCTAACGTCGTCAAGCCAAACGAGCGAAAGGAGGTAGGCAGTACGCAATCAGTCGCATCGAAAGGTACTCGACGACTGTTCAACTCCAAAGATCCTGCTGATGCTCTAAAGCTGCAAAAAATCCAAAGAGATAACTTGCTGGCAATTTATGGACAGAAAAGAAAGCGACCGCTCTACGTGAAGCCCAGAATTAGCATGCGGATTGTCACCAGAAAATCTAGTAGTGACCCAAGTAAAAATGTGACCCGAATATACTTTCAGGATCTCACAGCTGGTCAACAGACAACAACAGCACAGGCATTGATAGATCTCATGCGCAGTGGTGTCACTGATGAGCCCGACTATTCGTCTACAGTGAAAGATAAAAAAAGAACGCCTAGGCACAACGAAGCTTTCAGCGGCAACTTAAAAAAACTTGTGGATCTCAAATATATTGTCAAGGCTTCAGACCAAAATACAAATGATGATGAGAAAGTGAAAGATGCCATCAAAAAATCGCTGGAAGACAAACTCAAAGGCAATGACAAGGACGCAAGAATAAAGGAAATTCTCGATAGTTTGGACCAAAAATATTTTCTAAACACCGATGCCCCTAGTTTGAGAAAGTTCTTTTTCGAAAATTCGCCCTATCTGCTACATGGCACAGAAGCATCAGGCATCATTGAAGCATCGATGTCAGCCGAAGCCGATGATAATCTGACGTCAATCTTTCTGGCACAGAGGTATTCAGGCAAGGGTGACTTGTCAGCCCCACAACAGTCGACGAACCTGCCTTTCATGGTACATCCAGCGACTTTGTCGATAACCACGTTCGGCTGTCCCACACTGAATCTGGCGCAAAAGTATTTCGTCGACTATGCTACCAATACCACACTGGACAACTATTACAACGTTGTGTCGGTTAGCCACAAGATTGACGCAACCGGTTACACGACGAGTGCAGAGCTCAAACCTGCCAACGCTTACGGATCCTACGCTAACATCGAAGATCGCTTGGCTGACATACTGATCTTGGCTTATAAAAGCGAGAAAAAGAAAGCCAAAAAATAGTTTTGAAATATTCTGCCATTTCTAAAATAATGAATCCATGCGTGTATTCGAAAGAGTCAAAGGCAGGGACATAGTACTGGCTGACGTTGATGCCGTGGATTCTGGCGTTACTTTGTCCTGGTCGGCTGCAGCTGAATTTCTGACTATCGTTACTGGCTTTGAGCAGCCTATCCTACCGGCCGAAATTGATTCAATGTGCAGTCTACTGCAAGCACCGGCTTCTACTTGGCCGCTTTTGCTGCCTAAACAGAGAAGGCAAGAAATAGTCAACATGTGTCAGAGCCAGTTGGAAAGCACGTTCGAAGACGGTCGCATGTTAGAGTATTTTAATACTTGGCTGCAGGGTCGTAGATTTTTGGACCGCCTAGGTCGCATGCGCATTGATCTGCCCAAGTTCCAGGAATTCACTGACAGCAAAGCTGCAATAGAGCGTATCCACCCTAAAACCGGTGCAACAAACGTCAGATACAACACTGCTGGCTCGACGACTGGCCGGCTAACAATAACAGATGGTCCTAATTTTCTCGTGCTGCCAAAAGAGACGCGTAGATGCCTTCTAAAGGACTTTTCTGATTCTGCCATATACTCTATTGACTTTACGTCTTTGGAGCCGCGTGTGACGTTCTGGCTGTCTTCTAATGACCTTTCCGAGGAAGACGTTTATGAAGAAGTCATGAACATGTGCAATATCGAAGATCGCGAGACTGCCAAGCTAGCCACGCTGTCAACACTCTACGGAGCTGGAGCCCAGAGGTTAGCTACAACAGTTGGCTCTCTGCGTCAAGCCAAACAGATGATGGAACGTGTTTCCCGATATTTCGGAGTACCGGATATTGAAAATAAGCTAGCTATCCAAGCCGAGAATGGTGGCGTCAAGAATCACTTCGGTCGACCGCTACATGAAGCCACTAAGAATAAGCGAGTCAGGCTTAACCACTACGTTCAGTCAACAGCTGCTGAGCTAGCCGTGTTGATGTTTGCCAAACTTTGCGCAGAACATCCAGCTGTCAAGCCTTTGCTTGTGATTCACGATGCTCTGATTGTGGAAGTGCCTAAGTCTGCTGAGGACTACTTTTTTGCTGCCTGTGAAAATATGCGACATGAAGGCTTCTGGTTCCCGACAAAGAGAGAACGTTTAGATAATTAAGGGCAGCGGGAGAACATGATGCGTTACTCAAAATTAGACCAGATGATAAAAGAAGCTGCACTCGAACTCTTCACAGAGCAGCAAAATTCTGAAAAGCCGAAGGACGAAAAGCCCGAATGGCAGAAACAAAGAGATAAGTACGACGAGAAGAAGGCCAAAGACAAAGAAGCCAAAGAAAAGCCAAAGACAAAGAAGAAAGTTGGTGAGCCTGCCATTGGCCGCGGCAATCTCAAGCGGGCAATCCTAAATATAAGAGAAATGCAAAGAAGAGACCCAGCTAAATTGCTAAAAGATCTTGGAGTCTCTTCTGCATCAGGGACGACTGACCTAGACAAGGCCGCCAGCGTATTGCGACAAGCGATCAGCAATAATCCAATCATGGCAGACGCCTATGTGATGCCTACGATAGCAACGTCAGGTGAAAAAAAGCTTCTTAGGGTGCCAGTTAAGACTGGGGCAAGAAAAGAGCTGAACACCAGAAACGCAAATAAGTTCGTCTACCTAACCTTGGCAGCAGCTGAAGATGCTGGCCTGCTAATGATGAAAGACGGCATAGATTTCTTGAGTGTCGCAGAGACAGACACACCAACTATTTTCGGCAGATAAATCAAAAAACAGGGGTTCGATTTCACAATAACTGCATTGTAAATTCCACTTCTTTTGTCCATAATAATCACATGGATACTAACCTAGAAAACATCAAAAATTCTTACGACAAATACATTTCACTGCTTAAGAAGTTTTTTCCTGACGATGAGTCTCAAGCCGGCATTGATCGGCTAGAAGAAGAGTTGGGAGAACGATTGGCATTGTGCCCTCGCGAGCTAACGCCGGACAAGGGCGGAACCCCTGGCGGCCTCATTGCTTTTGCGCTAAACACGGCAAAGCATGCAAAAGCATTTGATGCCAAAGTGGATCCTAAGAGCTTGGCTCGCGTTGCCCTAGTTCACGAGCTGGGACGATTGGGAGATCCGGGAGAAGGCATGGACCTCTTCATTCCAGAGGAGTCAGATTGGCATCGAGAAAAATTGGGCCGCTACTACAAGTACAACGACAAGTGCCCCAAGATGTCGGTTGCGCACCGAACCCTTTTCTACATTTCTCGTTACAAGCTGGATGTGACCAAAGACGAGTGGGTTGCTTTGGCTACCTCTGCAGGCTTTCAGTACGATGAAAATCGTTTCTATGCTAACGAGACTTTGCCTTTGGCACAAGCGCTTCACACAGCAAGAACTTTTGCTTTATCTGATCTAAAAGACCAGTAAGGTCATATTTATAAGCATGAAGAAAAGTCTGTGGCAGTACGTAAACTGGATGCTCAACGAAGGCGCTGACGAACCCGAAGGCGATCTTTTGACTGAACCTGATCTTCCGGACGAGGAAGAAGAGGAGCAGGCAGAGCAGAGCGTATCTAGTGCTATAGCTGGAGCCACGACTCCACTCGGCACAGATGCAACGTATCCAAACGCACAAGCCGGTCGACGCAAGTCGCCGGCTGAAGCTGCAGGCGATGCTTTTGGTGGTGCGCGACCACCCAAAAAAATGCGCAAATAATTTTGAATATTGAACTTTAAATTTTTAGTATTATACCGCAAGCAAAACAAAGTATGAATTTATAATTTGTGTATTGCTTTATTGCCAATTTAGACATATGGAGGTTAGAAAATGGCAGTCAATCTAGAAGCACTTCAAAAGAAGCTCAATCAACTTAGTGGCGTAAACACGCGCAAAAACATCATGTGGCGTCCTCCCGAGGGTGAAGAGACCACGATTCGAATTGTCGCATTCCCAGACAACGATGGTCAGCCTTTCAAAGAGCGATACTTTTACTACAATATCGGCAATAACCCAGGCCTACTTGCCCCTTACCAGTTTGGCAAGCCTGATCCGTTCCAGGAGCTCATTACTAAGCTTCGCAGCGATGATTCGAAAGAGTCTTACGAGTTGGCGAAGAAGCTCTATCCTAAGATGCGATCTTATGCAGCAGTTATTGTTCGAGGCGAGGAAGACAAGGGCGTTCGACTCTGGTCTTTCGGCAAGACCGTTTATCAGGATCTGCTAAAGATCATGCTTGATGCTGACTATGGCGACATTACCGATCTCAACGAGGGCTTTGATATCAAGGTTAGCTGCACCAAGCAGCCTGGTCGCATGTGGGCTGAGACATCAGTTCGTCCTCGACCTAAGTCGACTGCCCTATCGACCGATAAGAAGCAGATCAAAGAGTGGACTAGCAATATTCCTAATCTAGATGAAATGTATACCTGTAAGTCGTATGATGAGCTTGAGAAAATCATCAATACTTGGCTTGAGGATCCAAATGCCGACGACGGGTCGACTCGTGGCTTTTCGTCTAACAACACAGAGTCTACTAGCAGCTCTAGTTCCACCAGCAATACGTCAACAATGAAAGACTTGGACGACGCTTTTGCGGATCTCGAAAATCTCTAATTCTCTAAAACCATAGAGAACGAACTGGGCGGCATGCAAAAAGTGTGCGGCCCAGTTTTGTTTAATAGCCTTTCTAGCTCTATAATCACTCAGGAGGTTTGATAGATGGCAAAAAAGAAAAATAACGCAATGGATAGCTTCACAGAAGATCTGATCAAGTCGATCAATAAGGATCACGGATCGAAGATCGCCTACAATCTCGAGCACGATGTTTCTCCGACGCATGTCAAGCGCTGGATCAAAACAGGATCAACACAGCTCGATTACATTATTTCTAATCGAAGAGATGGCGGCATGCCAGAAGGTCGAATCGTAGAGATCTTCGGCCCTCCATCTATTGGCAAGTCACACATCGCAATTCAGATTGCAAAGTCTACGCAAGATATGGGTGGCATCGTTGTTTACATCGATACAGAGAATGCGACTAGCGTAGAAAACCTTTCTTTACTAGGTGTTGACATTAGTAAAAGATTTGTTTATGTCGATACTCATTGTACCGAAGAGGTTTTGGCTATTGCTGAATCGACAATTCTAAAAGCCAAAGCAATGGACAAAGATGTTCCAGTCACGATTATCTGGGATTCTGTCGCAGCAACTTCTCCTAAAGCAGAGTTGATTGGTGATTACGACAAAGAAACTATCGGCTTGCAAGCTCGAGCAATTTCAAAAGGCATGCGAAAAATCACAGGCGTGATTGCAAATCAAAACGTTTTGATGATTTGCTTGAATCAGATTCGAACCAAAATTGGAGTCATGTATGGAGATCCTACTACTACACCCGGTGGTAAGGCAATCCCTTTTCACTCGTCTGTACGAATCAAATTGGGTGCAGGACAACAAATCACCAACAAAGACAAAGAAGTGATTGGAATCAATGTCTCTGCTAAGACAATCAAGAACAAAGTCTCTGCGCCATTCAGAACTTGCAATTTTGAGATTCACTTTGGGGTTGGCATCAAAGAGCACGAGCAGTTGTTTGACGTTCTTCGAAAGGCTGGTGAAACTACAGTCAATGGCAAAACCATTGCAATTT